CTTTACGTTCGCTATACCAACGTTTTAAGATACCTGGAATAACGCCTTCAAACTCTGTTGTAAAGATAGTACCGTTTGAACTAAGCATCCAAGGTTGATTACTATCAAAGATTACTTTGTGTATTTCAGCACCGCTCAGTACATCACTACCGCCTGACTCCCAGTCAATAGTAAGTGCAATGTCCTTGCGTTTCTCCATTACAGCTTCGTATTCTTCTGTGCTAAACCGTCCTTCCCAACTGCCTGCAAACGACTTCTTCTTTAAGCCCATGTCTTCTGTTACACGAGCATCTGATATTTCAGGACGTATTTGTCCTATAACTGTTTCGGGTGCCATATTTAATGCACGAATCACACTTGGATATAGCGAGTTCAAATCCATTGAACCGATCCACTTGTGCAAGCCCTTCTTTGGAAATGCAACGTATGCACCAGCTGCTTGTGTATTCTCAGTATCATCACGCTTTGGACGATTAGGAACCTGCAATCCTCTATGATGTGCTTCGTTAACAATAGCCTGCTCTGTAACAGCAACAGCGCCCATTGTAGTCTGTAGAAGCACTGTGTTTGCATGTGCTAGTTCGTTGGACAAATCGATAAAACGTAATTTCTTATCTAGCTTGTCAAGCAATGCAGTATCTTGAATGTTATATTCAATAAACTTACGGAAGTCATTGTTATATAGCTGATCAAGTGTGCCTTCATATGGCACTTTATTCTCACCTACTTCAATCTCACCAATAGCATCTAATCGATATGTATGACGTTCTTCATACGTATACTTTCGATATAGTTCTAAACTGTCTAAGTGTACACGACCTACTAAATCAAATGTAACTGCTGCTTTGCCATACTTTTCATACTCACGCTTTTTGGGCAGTTGCCCCCACAGACAAAAACGTCTAGTGTCGTCTTTGCTTAGTACACGACTAGTTCTGTTAACAGTGTACGGAATATCATAACCTTCGCTGTTCCAACCTGACAAAATATCAGCATCTTCAATTAGCGTTAAGAACGTGTCAATCATGTCACCTTCACGCTCAAACAGCATTACATTTTCAATACCTTCAAGTTCTGCTTTTGCTTGATCCATTGTAAGTGTCTTTGGCGGAACTGCTAAACATATCATTGTTTCCATCCACTGTAAGTATACACTTATAGAGGTGATTGGCATGAAAGGATCAGCAGGATCAGCAAACCCACGCTCTGGATCAAAGTCAGTCTCAATATCGAAGAACGCAATATTAAGTTTAGGCGCATCTTGATTGAGATAGTTTTCAGATAATGACTGAAATATTGGATTAATATCACTCTCAAATAGCTCCTTTCCTTTGTTAATTGCTACTTCTTTACGAAAGTCCTTTGTATTCTTACATACAATACGACTTAGATTATCGCCGTACACACTTTTGTACTTGCCTCGTTCGTCTTTGTAATAAAATGTATATTTTGCTTGATACTCGCGGTATTCTCTTTTACCGTCTTTGCGTTCAACTACACGGATCATATCTTGATCGCGGTCAAACAATGCGTCTACGTAACTCATTCATTCTCCTGTTGCTTGTGGCCAACTAACCTTCTACCTGTCCGTAAGTGGACGACTCTATATTATATATTACAGTATGAATAACTGCACCATAGCAATTGAGTTCATTACAACAAACCAACTACATAGCACAATTGCAAATGCTGCTTTTCTAATAACTGTACTAACTACACCAAGTATACTACCAATCAAGTATAATGGAATAAAAAGTTCTGTTGCAGGATCAAGCACTGTAAATGTAAGTATAGCACTTGCTGCAATCAAAACTGTTGTTTCTACCATTTCACAATAAAATGCTAGAGGAGAAAGCCTGTAACTTTCTTTACAAAAATCTATGACAGCCTTTATCACTTGTCAACGCCGACTGTAGCAACAATAGTTTCTAAGTCTTCAAACTCGTCTTGATGCTTATCCCAGTCACGTTTCATTGCAACTTTAATTGCTTTATTAATTAGTGAAGGCTTTACGTTCAGTTCTTCTGCTACTGCCTTTACAGTATCTTTAAGACCTGCGTTTAAATCTTCAATCTCTTGTAAAACAGTTACGCCTTCTTTGACTAGACGTTCTAGTTTTGCTTTTTCTTCTTGCCCGTAGGTACGATCACTCATAAGAAACTCCTTGTATAACTTAATATACAGGTAATAGCTTAGTTTGTCAAGTGTTAATTACCACTTCACAGAAAGTTTTTTAGTAAGATCTCTTTGAGCTTTTACAGCATTTAAGCAAGCAAGAATGCGATTAGATTTCTCAAATGGGCGACTATAGTGATGCTTTGAATCCCAAGTTTTATTATTGTCCATTTCTTTACGTAGTTCGTTACCTAGTAATTGTTCAATGTACTTTAGATCGTCTTCGGATAAATTTTGAAATTGTTTAGCAACCATTGGATCCCCCTTTTAGCTATGAGGTATTTATGCTAATTTCTCAGCTTGAATTGCTAATTGGACTAACTCTTCGTTAAATAATTTTTCTTCCCATGCTTTTTGGAAAGCCTCATCGTAGTCGTATAAAGGAGCGCCGTCTGCACCGTCACGCCATAGTCTTGCAAAATATCCGTCTGCGCTTGAAAAGGCTGTTGCATCAGTAATATTGATATGCCCTTTAACTAGGAAGTACATTCTATATGCTTCTTTGCGTTCCATACTGTATTTAACTGATAGTATAGGTTAGGGCGCTAACATTACTCAAATACGCCCGGTGAATCAAAAGTGATTATTTCAAATCCTTTAAGCTCTTGTTTGTAACTATACATATCGCCTAGTATAAGATAATTAAAATCTTGTTCTTTAAAATAAGCACATTCATTACGTAAACTCTTGTAGCCTAATTTAAGTTTAGGGTTTTTATAGTTCCACGCAAATTGATCAGCGTGTGCAATTTTTTTACTAGGGTAAACATAATAGCAACTCCACGCTACTAATTCATCGTTATCGTAATATCCAAATACTGTGCCTCGTGTCCAGTCTTCTCTATATATGGGATAAATGCTGTCAAATTTTTTATACTCTATGTACTCTTTATATATACTTTCACATTCGGCAAAATGAGAATCGTCTAGTAATTTAAAATCTATACTTTTATAATTTGTTTTTTTTAAATTTAATCGAGTAGTCATCTTGATTGTACATCTTTTTTATAATCTTCAGGCCAGTACTTATAGTACCCTAGCGAGTCAAGATGCTTACGTGCTTCTTCAAGTTTAGAACGCTCTTGTAGTAGAACAAGTCCGTGCTCGCCGTTGTTTAACACAACAGTATCAATTTCTTCAACTTCGTCTGGATGATCTTCAAGTGCAACAAGTCCCCAATTATCTAAGACTTTACGTTGTAAACTTTCTACTAATTCTGTAAGCTCATATGCAGATATTTTAGCAGGATTAAATGCAAAAATTACAACTTCTTTACCAGGCCATTGATATGCATAATTACTTATTTCTGTTTTAAGATTATATGCTACAGGATTTTTTATGTGCTTAACCAATACATTTCCTTCCATCCAAGCTTTTTTAGCATACGGACAAGGAGGAAGATTATTGAAGACTGAATTAGGTTTACTTAAATGATTTAAGATCCAGTGTTCAATATTTGCATTAAGTTCGTTCATTCTTTTCGTTTAACTTGCGTAGTAGCATTTCTTTAATGCTGCCCTCATACGCTTTGCCCTTATGTTTCATTTTACGTGGGTTTGAATCACGCTTTGCTTTATTGATGTGTGCGCCGCCCGCGCCTGACTTTCGTAAAGCATCTAATTTCTTGGAACTTGGATCTCTTGGTTTTGGTGTTTCTTGTGCTTCACCTATTTTAGCCATAAACTGATCAAAAGCTTGTTTCTTTGCAGGATCACCTGCTATTTGTTGTAGTTGTTTAGTGTGCTGCTGTAAGAACCCTTTCCAACTAACTGCTCTCTTTTTTGCTAAAGCAGGATCTGCTTTGGGTGCTTGCGCTGCCTTATTAGGTTTACCAGATCCACCAACAACATCTTTAACTTTTTTCTCAAATGAATCCGGAGCTAATGCACCTTTAGTTGCTAATTTATATCCTTTTTGCAAGATAGAATCATTATCTTCTTCACCTACAAGTTTGCCCGTGTCTGGATGATTAGTACGTCCAGGTTTTGCTTTAGGCATTTTCCCACCATGTCTTGATTGCTCGCCCGGCTTACCTGCTCTAGTTTCGTCTATACGTACACCTGCTAGTGCAGCAAAGTCTGCTACACTATCAATACCTAATGGCATGCTGCCTGGCGCAACTTCAACACTTTCTTTTACATAATCTTTTGTAGGCGCTGCTTCTACGGAGTTATTAACTGCGCCCGTCAATTTTGCCAGATCAGCATTTCTATCTGTTGGTTCAATATTAAAAAGAGTGTGTTGTAGTTTATGCCAATCCATTAGCCGTCGCCTTTTACCTTATGACAACTGTTGCCTTTTCCTCTGCGATAACCTTTCCAGCATACTTTACCGTGACTACCTTTTTTCTTTTCTTCTGATACACTCTTCCAATTAGGGTTGCCACAATCTGAACAACACGTTGACTCAGCTAATTTAGCTGCTAGTCTATCTTGTAGTGATTCTTTTTTTAGATCGTTTTTGCCTTTGCCATCTGCTGCATAGTCTGGTACCATTTTTCCTGTCTTAGGATCTTTTACCATTTTCTTTTTGGCTTCTTTGACTGCTGGCTTTTTATCTTTCTTGCCATGGTCCATTACCTTCTTGCCAATAGCAGTTAATGTACCGTCTTTGTTGTACATTTTATCTACAAGCTTTTTATCTTCTGGTGATAATGTTTCGTTTACTGAATTACAGTTACAGTGACTACAACTTGGTTTACAAGTACAATCTTCTGCTTTTACATCAGCGCC